CGCACTAATTTCATCAACGATGGAAGCATCGGAATTCTGCTTTACGGCTACGGCGCAACTGCAACAAAAATTGCAGCAGGCGCATACGCATTCGCGGACTAATTCCAATTAATCATCGGCTGGTTCGCTCCCGAGCCAGTCGAGCAGAATAGGAGATCAGAAATGCCAAATATCATCACGGCTGAAGAGCTGCGCACGGTGCTTGGCGTTTCTGAATCTCTTTATTCAGATGCTTATCTTGACCAAATAATTGATTCAGCTGAACTCACAATTCTGCCTTTATTGACGCAATACCAATCAGCCATCGCGACGACTCGCATTGACACTGGAGTGGCTTATTTCACCACAATCCGTCCGTGTTATTTTGCGGTGGGTCAGTCTGTCGTGGTGGCTGGTTGCGGCGTACTCGATGACACATACACAGTCACCACTAATTCAGTTAGACCATACGAATTCTCAGTGGCAACTGCCGAAGCTGACCGCGTTCTCAATGTGATTATTCCATCAGGAACTGCGACGCTAGATGGCGCATCATCAGCTGAACTTTATGCAAATGTGCCACCAGTTAAATCTGCAATTCTTGTCGTTTCGGTTGAAATCTTTCAATCGGTAACGGCTTCAGGCAATATGACAACGAATGAAAATTTCAGTCCAAGCCCATTCGTTTTAGGCCGCTCACTTCAGAGCAGAGTCATTGGTCTTTTAAGTCCATTCATTGACGTCGATACGATGGCTCAATGACAACTATTCAAGCTGACGTCCGCGCTCCATTAGCTGCGGCTCTTGCTGGTGTGACTGCATCAGTTTATCAATCACCACCAGAGGCAATCATTGCTCCAGCTTGCGTCATTGTGAGCGACTCACCGTACCTTGAAAGTCTGCTTATCAATGGAACAGTCACAAAGGTCAAAATCAATTTTATTATTTCAGCCGTGGTTGCATATAACAACAACGCAGGCGCACTAGACGGCTTAGAGCAGCTCTGCATTCAAATTCTCGGCGCTATGCCGTCGGGTTACGTGGTCGGGAATGTCGAAAGACCAGCGATCATGAACGTGGGAACTGGGTCATTCTTAATGGCTGACATTTCAGTTTCGACTTATTACACACAGGAAAACGACTAGGAGAAAACAGATGGCAACGACAATCATCACTGGCAGAGACATCACTTTCACAATCGACAGTGATAATTTCGATGCACAGGCAACTTCAGCAACTTTGACCGTTGATTCGACAATCAACACATATCAAACACTTGATGGAAAAGCGTATTACACAACAGACACACAGGGTTCATTTGCCGTTGAAATGCTTGCAGATTGGGGCGCAGGAAGTTCACTCTGCGAAGCTCTATGGACTGCTGCTACTTCAGCACCAAACACACCTTTAGCAGTTTCATTGACGGCTGAAACAGGCGCAGTATTTACGTTCAGCGTTCAGCCAATCTTGCCAAGCGCGGGCGGTACTGCACCAGATGCACAGACCGTTTCACTTGCATTCACTTGCGTGACAACGCCTCTACTAAACGACTAAAAGGAAATCGGGAGCATGAAACTACCAATCAATATCGAATACTCGTCGGGCGAAAGTGTCACACATGTGGCACTTCCACCTGAGTGGATGAAATGGGAAAACAAGACGGGCAATACAATCCAACAGGTTCAAGAAAAACTGGGAATTGCTGATCTAATGTTTTTGGCATATCACGCTATGAAAAGAGAATCAGCGGGCAAGCCAGTCAAGCCATTTGAAGTCTGGTGCGAGACAGTCGCAGACATTACGGTCGGTGAAACTGAAAGCCCAAAAGTTACGCCGTCGGAAGCCTGAATCGCTTAGTCTGGGATTTAGCCATTGAAACTGGTTTAGATCCAAAGTCTTTCGAAACCGCTGACGACATCATGACCGTGATGGAGATCCTGGAGAAGCGCAATGGCTGAAGATGCAATCGCTTACGATAAAGGCGACTTGCGTGCTATCTATCGCGCTTTCAAAGCGATGGACGAAGAAGCCACAGCTGCTGCTAAACGCGAGTCCAATGCCTTGGCGCAATATCTTCAGGGCAAGATTCAAAGCACTGCCATGGGAGCCAATAACAAAGTCGCACCATTAATTGCCGATGGCTCACGTGTTTCAAAGTCTGCCAAAACTGGTGAAATCTCTTTCGGTTTCGCGTCTCAAAAACTTTCAGGTGGTGCAACGACTCAGCAACTCTGGGGCGGTTATGAATTTGGATCTAACAACTATAAGCAGTTTCCAGTCTGGTCTGGTCGAGAAGGCCGCGGCTCACGTGGATGGTTTATTTATCCGACTCTGCGCGCCGAGCAGCCTTATATCATCAACGAATGGGAAAATGCTTTCACCAAGATATTGAAGGAGTGGGATTAAATGGCTACTGGATCAAGAACGCTCAAACTCTCCATTCTTGGTGATGTAGATAATCTCAATAAATCGCTAAAAGCTGCTAACACAGACGTTGAAAATTCAAGCAGCAAGATGGGCGATTTTGCTAAGAAGGCTGGATTGGCATTTGCCGCAGCTGGAGCCGCTGCCGCTATCTATGCAGGCAAGCTGCTTATTGATGGCGTTAAGTCAGCCCTAGAAGATGAAGCTGCACAAGTTAGATTGGCAAATGCTTTAAGAAACACAGTTGGTGCAACCGATGAATCAATTGCCGCAGCTGAAAAATACATCTTAAAACAATCGCTGGCAACAGGGGTTTCAGATGATGAATTGCGGCCGGCTTTAGAAAGACTTACAAGATCAACAAAAGATATTGCCGAAGCCCAAACATTGACTAATTTGGCTTTGGATATTGCAAAAGCAAAAAACATTGATGTTGCAACAGTCGCAAACGCATTAGCAAAAGCAAATGATGGTCAAGTTGGAGCTTTAAAAAAGCTTGGAATCACGCTTGGTGATAATGCAACAAATCTCAAAGATTACAATGCAGAACAAACAAAATTAGAAAAACTTTTAATTCAACAACAATTCGTCTTAGAGACAAGTGGCAGCAAGTCTAAAGAATATGCAGCAATAACTGAAAAAGTTGGCAAAAGTCAAGGCGTTCTCAACGAACTTACTCAAGCGGGAATTGATGTTTTTGGCGAATTAAGCAAAGAATTTGCCGGAGCTGCTGCTGAATCAGCTGACACATTCCAAGGAAAATTAGCAAGATTAAACATTGCATTTGAAGAAGGTAAAGAGACAATTGGAGCTTTTGTATTAGATGCAATAACTCCTTTAGTGACAATTGTTGTTGATAAAATTGTTCCAGCGGTTGAATCTTTTATCAATGGGTTAAGCGGTGCCGGAGGTTTAGGTTCAAGTTTTGATATGGTTTTTGGTGGCGTAAAAAGTATTGTCATTCCAATCATTGAAGGATTGCGCAACGCATTTGATAAAGTCAAAAAGACAATTGATGATAACTCTGAGGCATTGCAACCGTTTTTTAATCTTATGAAATCACTTGCAAAATTTGTTTATGAAACTTTAGCTCCTATTATTGGCGGAACACTTAAGGCTGCTTTTGATGTTTTAGGTACAGTCATTTCAGTTACAATTTCAGGATTTGCCAAAATTGTCAGCATTGTTACCAGCGTGACAAATGCAGTCAAGGCATTTATCAAACTTCTAACAGATAATCCAGTCACACGATTCTTTTTTGGAGATTCCAATTCAAAGTCATTGACAGTCTCAGGATCTAGCGGTGGTGATACCGGAGCCTTGGTCGTGGATACTGGTGGAATGCAGACCGGTGGTGGATTCAATCCTGGTGCAGATCCATACACTTACACAGGCGCACCGCTCAGCTCTTATTCACCAGCTATGCAAGCTGCAATCCTACGTCGTGAGCAATTAAAGGCTGAAACAGAGGCATTGCGCGTTGCCAGAGAAAATGCAGCAGCTGCCCGTTTAGCGGCCACTGGTGGTCAATCAACTGCGACCATTGTCAATCAATACTTCAACGCAGTCGTGGCAGATACTGAAGCTGCATCACGCGCAGTGGTCGCGGTACTCAATGACTCGACTTATCGCGGAACTGGTGGATCCAGCAATCTGGTGACTATATGACCCAATTCAATCCAGTCTGGAAAGTAACGGTGGGTGGTTATGAATACACCACTGCCATTCTTTCAAATCTGACCATTACTTCAGGGCGCACAAATATCTACGAGCAAGCCAATGCAGGTTATGTCAATCTGGAGATTATCAATTTAGATCAATCTGCAGTTCCCATCACCATCAATGATTCGGTTACCGTTCAACTAAAAGATTCAACTAATGCATTTGTGGCAATCTTTGGCGGTTCAGTCGTGGATGTCAGCATTGCAATCGCTGATCTTGGCAATGTCGCATTTAGTCAGAGCATCAAAATCATTGCAGTCGGAGCTTTGGCACGACTTCCAAAAGCATTGACCAATGGCGTGCTGGCAAAAGCCTTCGATGGCACTCAGATTTACAACGTACTTAAAGGCGTTTTATTTGATTCATGGCAAGAGGTTCCACAAGCTCTCACATGGGCGACTTACACACCAGCGGGAACAAAGTGGAATAACGCCCAGAATTCTGGACTTGGTGAAATTGACCGACCAGGCAATTACGAACTTGCTGCACGTACATCAGACCGAACCAATGTCTATGCTCTCGTTTCGGCTCTAGCAACTAGCGGTCTTGGTTATATTTACGAATCGGCAACTGGTCAAATTGGTTATGCAGATTCAACACATCGAAGCCAGTATTTAGCAGCTAACGGATACGTTGATTTAAGTGCCAATAACGCACTTGGCAATGGACTCATCATTCAGCAACGAGCGGGCGATGTTCGCAACTCAGTAACCATCAAATATAACGCCACATCATCATCTGAGAAATCGGCATCAAGCACTGAGTCCATTGGACTTTATGGCGAACTGGCTCAAATTGTCACGACAACTCTTCACAATGCAGCCGATGCTGAAGATCAGGCCGCGTTCTATTTATCACTGCGTGCATTCCCGCAATACAACTTTAATTCGATTACTTATGAACTGACCAATCCAGAGATTGACGATTCAGATCGTGACAACCTCATCAATGTATTCATGGGAATGCCCGTTTCCATTTCTGATTTGCCATTGAATATGAGCAGCGGAACTTATCTAGGTTTCATTGAAGGCTGGTCATTTCGTGCCAATTACAATCAAGTTTCTATCACTCTCAATCTCTCACCATTAGCGTTTAGCCTTCAGGCGATGCGATGGAATGATGTGCCAGTGACAGAAAAGTGGAACACAATCAATCCAACACTCACATGGGAAGAAGCGACGCTGGTCGCATAAGGAGAAAAAATGAGCAATCCAACAACGCCGTTCAGCTGGCAGATGCCTACTGCAACGGATTTGGTCACTGACTTACCAGCGGACTTTGAAGTCTTTGGTCAAGCAGTAGCAACATCAATGGCTGATTTATTAGGTGGTACGACTGGTCAAATCTTGTCAAAAACAACAAACGCCGACATGGATTTCACTTGGATTGCTAACGATCAAGGTGACATCACGGGAGTGACTGCAACATCTCCATTGACGGGCGGTGGAACATCTGGTGCAATCACCGTTGGAATCCAAGATGCTTCGACATCTCAAAAAGGTTCAGTGCAGCTTTCAGATTCAACATCAACAACTTCATCAGTATTGGCGGCAACTCCAACGGCAGTCAAAGCGGCTTATGATTTAGCAGCTGCTGCACTTCCAAAACTTTTAGCATTCAATGCACAAACTGGAACGACTTACACTTTAATTTCAAGCGATGCCGATAAGCTGGTCACGACATCAAATGCGTCAGCGGTGACAGTCACAATTCCACCATCAGTGTTTTCTGCTGGTCAGATTATCAATTTACAATCAATCGGAGTCGGACTTACTAGCTTTGCAGCTGGTGTCGGTGTGACTATTACTTCAACAGGTGCAAGTGCAGCAGCTCCAATTCTTAGAGCGCGTTATTCAGCTTGTTCAATTATTTGCACGGCTGCGAACGTATTCACAGTCATTGGGGATCTAAGCTAATGGCTCCAATTTTAGGAATCATGGCAAGCCGAAAAGTTGCATTAAAACCTTCAACTATTGAAGTTTTGCTAATTGCAGGCGGCGGCTCTGGTGGTACTGATCGCGGAGCAGGCGGCGGAGCAGGCGGACTTTTTTATTCATCATCGACTGCCGTTACAACTGGTAACACATACACGATTGCAATCGGAGCTGGTGCAGCTTCAGGAACGACTGCGGGTGCGGTTCAGGGTTCAAATTCAACGATGACTAGCGTTACAACTGCCATCGGTGGTGGCGGTGGAAAATCTGGAGACGGAAGCGATACAGCACCAGCTCGCGCACCAATGAACGGCGGCTCTGGTGGTGGTGGTGCAGGTAGTGGAAACAATAGCGGTGGCACTGGTACATCAGGTCAAGGTTCAAATGGTGGAACTGGAATGTATGCACCACCAAACTACGGCGGCGGTGGTGGCGGCGGATTTTCAGCAGCTGGTGGTAATGGAACTTCAACTCTCGGCGGAGCAGGTGGCGCGGGAACAAATACATATTCAACGTGGGCTAGTGCAACGACAACTGGTGTCAGCGGGTATTACGCAGGCGGCGGCGGCGGTGCAACATATAGCGGCGGTGGAAGTCCAGGTGCAGGCGGAGCAGGTGGTGGCGGAGATGGCGCAGCCGGTGGTTCAGGTTTAACTGGTGTTGCTGGTACTGCTAACACAGGCGGCGGCGGCGGCGGCGGGTCTGGTAATCCAGCGGGCGCAGGCGGAGCAGGCGGAAAAGGGTTGTGCATCATTCGTTACCCAGATTCTTTCGTTGCACTTGCATCAACTACTGGATCACCAACATTGGTGACAACTGGTGGGTATCGATATTACACATTCAAAAACTCAGGATCGGTGACAATCTGATGGCATACGTTGCAGAAATGAAAGATGGAATTGTTCAACAGGTTTTGGCAATGCCAGACGATTGTGATCCCGTGGAATTTGCGACTGGATTATTCGGTGGCACATGGCTTCAAACTTCATTCAATGGAACTATTCGAAAAAACTTCGCTGGCATTGGTTATTCATACGATGAAACGCGTGACGCTTTTATTGCACCAGAGCCAGAAATCCATCTTGGATTCAACGAAGAAACTTGTCAGTGGATTATTCCAGATGCTCAAATCACAGAATGATTGGATAGCGTCGAAAGATGCAGCTGAGATTCACATTGTCAGCGTTCCCATTGAAGGCACAAAAATCAAGGTGCGATGCGCTAAAGCCGTTGCACCCTTGTTCGCTGGATTATGTAAAGAATTCCATGAATTGATTGAACCCATTGATGAAGGCGGTCTTGATGACTGGGGCTATTGCTTCCGCATGATACGTGGCAGCACTGACAATTTGAGCAATCACTCATCTGGCACTGCCGTGGATCTAAACGCCACCAAGCACCCACTCGGGAAAGTCGGGACATTCCCAAGCGAGAAAGTGCCGATGATACGAGCATTAGCTAAGAAATACGGAATGATTTGGGGTGGAGATTTTCGTCATCGTAAAGATGAGATGCACTTTGAAATCGCCGTGACGCCTGCGAAAGCCGCTGCGTTAATCGGGAGCTTAGGAATAGGAGACTGATTATGGATCAAGCAAAAGCAATGCTGGCATCATGGTTACGAAGCTCTGTTGCAGGCGCGTTAGCCGTTTACATGACTGGGAATACTCAGCCAAAAGATTTAGCAATGGGCATGGTTGCTGGTCTCGTTCCAGTGCTGGCACGTTGGGCTAATCCGAATGACGTAAGTTTCGGCAACAAGAAGTGAGTGTGGGCGAATGGACGGCAGTCGGTGGGCTTGTCATTGCGGTGCTGACTGCCATCTATTCGTCAATGCGATTCATGGTGAAGTCGATCATGCGAGAGCTTTCACCGAATGGGGGCAATTCGCTCAAAGACCAAGTGAGCAGAATTGAAGCTCGCTTAGATCAACTCATGCTGGAGATTGCGCTAAAAAAGTAATCGACACGCCGAATCTCAGGCGGGAATCTTGAAATTGTCAGATAAGCGTGTCACTCTCTATTTCGGGAGCTGATTCGCAGCTCTCAGAATCGGGAGCAGTAATGACAACAAGTGAAGTCGGGCTATTCGTACTTATGGCGATAGCGTGCATTCTCTGGGCTATTTGCAGTTATGCAGTCGGATACAAAGAAGGCCACAAAGACGGCTATCAGCGCGGAAAAGCAGTAGGCCGTCACGCATCATCAAGGGTCGGTGCGTAATGGGATTCCTAGACAACTACGAAGCTGCACGCGCTCGCACAGATCGCTGGATTGCTACACATCCAACGGGTCGTATCGAGACAGAAATCATGGAATTCAACGCTGAAAAAGGCTACGTGCTAGTAAAGGCAACGGGCTATCGCAATGCTGATGACCTTTATCCAGCGGGCGTCGATTTTGCTTATGGATACCAGGGTGCTTATGTGCAAAACATGAAACGCTGGTTCGTTGAAGATACAGTCACCAGCGCAATTCTTAGAGTTATGCAGCTCATCATGGGCGGTGCAGAGCGCACAACCCGTGAAACGATGGAGCAGATTGAAGCTCTACCAGCCAAGGTTGCAAAGACTGACCTTGACTACGATTACTGGACAACCAAATTCGGTGAAGTGCCATCGTTTAAGACGCAAGAAGAAGTCGATGTAGCTGGCACACCAGATTCATTGCAACAGTGCAGGCATGGCAAGCGCATCTTCAGAGAAGGCACGTCAAAGACTACGGGCAAAGCCTGGGCTAATTACAGCTGCGTAGAAAAGAAGCCAGAGCAATGTGATCCAAATTGGCTAGTTATGAGCAGCGATGGCAAATGGAAGCCACAGCTATGAGCGACTACGTTGAAATAATTAACCCACGCACAATGACATGCAAGCTCATGGAGAATGGCGAAATCATTGCTGAATACAAAGTGGAGCAATGCGACAAATGCTCGATGCTGGTCAAATTTGATGAATTTGGCTATCAAAAAGGCTATGGTAATGAAAAGATAATTTGGTTTTGCGCAGGTTGCAGATGATTATGGTTCGCTTATCGCGTGAAGATGAAATCATTGCGCACACGGCTGGACTAGCTAGAGAATCACGCTATGGGTCTAATCCCAAATTCCAAGGCAACAAAGGCAACTTTCACAATGCAGTCGTGATTCATTCTGAAGCCGTTGGAGCTGAAATGGCAGTAGCACGATACTTTGAGATTGAGGATTTCGTGCCTACGGTCAATACATTCAAGAATGAACCCGACGTGAATTGGAATGGCGTTGCCATTGAAGTTAAACAAACTCCACATAAACGCGGTCATCTGATAATTACTGACGATGATCGTGACACAGACATTGCAGTCTTGGTCGTTGGCGAATCACCGACTTACTACGTCATGGGCTGGATTCCAGTCGGCGTTGCTAAGCGACCACGATTTGCATCAGCCCAAGGCGGCTACTGGGTAAGCCAAATCAATCTTCAACCCATTGAGACGTTAAGGAAGTCAAGCCATGCCGATTCTCGAATTTGATTGCTCAATCTGCGCCAAGCTCTACGGTAAAGCCAAGCAACGTCATGGCATTCGAAAGACATCGGAACTATCGCTTCATGAATGGTTCAGCACATGTCTAGGATGTGGAGCAATGGGCATTAAGCTTGTTGATGATGACAAGGTTGCAGGGTTGTCGTTGTGAATAAGTTATCCACAGGCGTTATCCACAGGGTGTGGGACACGCCCAACATTACGCTGAAACTTGCGCGGTATTTGACTGCATCGGTACGCTCCATACTCGCTAGCGAGCCGCTGATGCGGATAGCTCGCAGGCGAAGTCTGGTGCTGTTGGGTGTGCTATGTGTTGTGGGCACAACACCAGCGGAAGCAGTGACAGACATAGATAATTTGAAGCTTTATGCTCATTCAAGGATTATCAATTATGAGCAATTTCAATGTCTTAACAAGCTGATAACAGCTGAGTCATCATGGAGAATTGATGCGAAATCAGGCAGTCATTACGGCCTGGGTCAAATGAAGAATTCACGCTATCGAAACCTTGATGGCTATCGTCAGATTGACTGGACTATTCGTTATATCAATGGACGTTATGGATCTATGTGCAATGCTTACCGTCATTGGCAGAAGAAGGGATGGCATTGATGTCAGCAGGCTGGAAGAATGGCAGCACAAAGGGATGGCGCAAGATACGCGAACGAATACTGCGACGCGATGGCTACATGTGCCAACTATGCGGGCAGACCGAAGGCCAACTGCACATCGACCACATCATTCCAAAGCGATTGATTGGTGAGCATGGGGATAATGACGGCAATTTGAGAGTGTTGTGTCAAAAGTGTAATTTATCAAAAGGTGGTCGCTTTTTTAAGGGTGAAAAAACAC